TGCTTGCACAGGTGCAATTATATATATTCTATCTTTCCAGAGGGCAATAATTCAAAGTACATGCGCATCATTATCGCATCTGCAATGTCTGGTGAAATTCCGTGATGCTTCTGTATTTCATCTTTGCTGGTTACGCTTAATCGCCCATCGCTATCTATATTCTTTCTGCGAATGATGTCAAGTTCTTTTACGATTTCTGTTTGATGCTTGCTTGGAAAAACAATTTTGTTCTGTTCTACAACTTCTGCAAGTTTGAAGTAGCACTCCGCTTTCAAATTAACGAAGCGTAATGGTTTCTTTGCTCGTGAACCATTAAGAAACCCCTTGCAACGTAAGCCGTCAACCGCACCTCCCCCGACACCATCCTCATCGCAGACAATGTGTTGCAACCTCACGTCGTTTTTGTTTGCAAGTTCACGCACAAAAGACACCGTTTCAGTAATACGTTTTTTAGTCATCACATGCAATTCAAGCAACTCTAATCCGCGCCACAAACAAACTGTCGTTCGGTCTTTTCCAAGCCGTGCAATGTCAGCGGTGATGTACATGGTACCCGCCAACTGTTCATCACGGAAACAACGAAGCAAGTTGTCGTATTCAAATAGCGCGTCAACACTTTCATCGTAGTCCCATGAGCCGACCAGCAAGCGCAAACGTTCTTGTTCTGGTAGCCGTTCAAGTGTTTGAATATAGGATGAGGGTAAGTATGGGTTGTCGTGTGATGTTGCTGGTATGAATGCGTAGTGCTCTGGAAGGTGATTGTTTTTCCAAGGCGCATAGAAGTCATTATAGAGCCATCCCTTAGAAGGGTTACAAGTCAATAGACCTTTCGGTGGTAAATTGTATTGTCTCAATTTATAGCGGAGGCGTGAACGTAATACGTCAATCGCTCGTTTGCTTATCTGGCTTGCTTCGTCACAGAAAAAATCTGTAAGTTCGTAGCCGCCTAGACTGTCAAACATTACATCAGAAGGGTAAGCGAATAAGTCTTTTAAAATTATTTCACTTCCGTTTGAAAACAAAATAACATTTGACTGACCGTTGTATGTGTAGTCTTTATTAGAACGAAGACCATACATAGTCGCAACTTCAAAGAAGGTTCGCAACGTTGTTTTCTTAAGCGCGTCAAGTTTACTCCTTCCAATAAGACCTCTTGTACCAGCATACTTCAAACGTCTTTCTATTTGCCATGCGCAACCAGTAAAAGACTTGCTTCCACCAGCCGCGCCGCCAAATAGAACTACTTCCGCTGGTGAATCATTTACCAAAGAGCGTAAACATTCAAGTTGCTTTGGAAGAAACTCAACCATGCTTAGAAAATATCATCAACACTATCTTGTGAAGTTGTTTCTTTCTTGCTGGTTTGTTCTGTTGCTTTGATACTTAGGAATTTGCCGTTCTTCCCTTCTTTTATCCAACCAGCAAGACGTAATTCTTCTGTTCCAATTAGAATGTTTCCAGTGTAGTCTGGTTGCTTGTCATCTGTCTTCTTGTTGTTCTTGAATAGAACGCCCGTGTTTTCTTTTTGTGTGTATTTCATTTTACAATAGGTATTTTTTATCACCACTTAATTCATAAAGTTCTGCGAAGATTTCATTCATACGTTTGTTATCTTCAATACTAGGGCGTAGTGACCTACGCGCCGTTAAAAAAGTAAGTTCTTTTGTAAGCAGCCTAATCGCTTTTCTTATTTCAAGTTCTGTCATCGTATTGATTTTGTGTTTTCACCCATTCGGCAAAGGTTCAGCATGTAGTCTTCGTGGTCTTCACCAATTACAAGACTCACATGTTTCGCAATGTTTTCACCTTTACGGTGACGCGTCACTAGTTCAGTAACGACCTTGTCCATTGTTTTGAATTTTCTTTCTTTTAAGTAAAGCCGAAAACGTTGCTGGTGATATTCATCAATTTGATTGCGCTTCATTTAGTACTTTCTTATCTTGAAGTTGCGCACTTAGATTTACTAGTCGGTGCATTGAACAAGTCATTTTATTTTTAGCAAGCGCAATACTGAACTTAGAAAGCAATTCAAATACAAGAGGGTTTGAAAGTGTTTTCTCAATTGCCCTTACCGCATAGATGATTTGAGAATGTTTGATGTTCGTCAAGTATTGCAAACAAATTTCATTCAGTGTTGCTTTCTTCAACATTACAAATTCGTAATAGAGTGAAAAACAAACAAGGAAGTGAGCGAGTGAAATTTCTTTAGTGCGTTTCGTTGTGTTGCGAATGTCAACACCAGTCACTTCCTTGGCGATGTCACAAATTTGATTGAATACTTCTGGTGTCAAGGCAGTACCATTTTCTTTCCAATATGCTTTGACTTCTTTTTTGCCCCGTACTGAAAGCATGGGGTACAGTCTTTCCATCATGACTGGGATTGTTTCTTCATTCAAGAACGGTATGATTGCTTCTTCAACCGAGTGCGTTTCTTTTTTCATAATACTTTGTTTGTTTTTTTGTTTTGATGAATAGTGAATGCCATTCATTACATTTGCCAAAGGTAGCAAAAATGTAATGCAACGCAAGTGGAAAAATGTTTGGAAAAAGAATTAGAAAAACATTACAAAACTTGGCTTCGTTTTTCACGAGGTCTTGTCAAGAGCGATGTGAATGGTCAAGATTTGCTTGGAGAAGTCTTGTTGAATGTGATAAGCAAGCAACGAGCAAAGATGGAACAACTAGCATGCGAAGAAAAATTGTTTTGGTATGTGAACCGCGCACTGTACTTGACGGCAAGAAATTCAACCAGCCGATATTCAATACAGTATACACGATATGCAAAACAATGGAATGAAAATTCAAACAAACATAATGAAGAGAAAGATGAAGTCTGGCTCGGTTCACGCCTTGACAATGAATACCTAGACGCATACATTTCAATTATGCCACAACTGGATGCAATTGTTTTGCGGTTATACATGCTAGAAGATTTTGACTACAAAGAAACCAGCAAACAAACTGGAATACCAGTAAAAGAGCTTTACAAATTAGTTGAAAACGCAATAAACAAAATCAAAAGGAATGCAACTTACGGTACCCCGAATAACTCAACAGGCAAGAATGGAAACTTGTCAAGCATGTAAGTTCTACAAATCTGTGACGAGTAGTTGTGGAACGGTGATACTAGGACGGAAACTCACACAAGACGAAATAGAGGAACTAAAAAAAGAAAACAGTGTTAGGCACTACAAGAAGACTGTACGTCTATGTGGATGCGTATTGCCGCTGAAAACATGGGGTATCTTTGAAGCCTGTCCAATTGGTAAGTGGGGCGTGCACGCTTTGAGCGAAAAAGAAATAGAACAGATTGTTTCATTTGTTGACGGACTTCCTACTTTTGGAACTTACAAGGTAAACACCTTACGTGAATTGAATACTTGGCACAAACTTTTGACAGGTAGCCGCAAGAACATTTCAACGTGTCCAGATTGTGTGCGGGAAACCGTGAAAACATTTAGAAGAGAAATAAGAAAATACAAAGAACAAATTAATAAGAATGAATACAACAGTAATGAAGTTGAAGGACATTAAATTGAACCCTTCCAATCCGCGCGTAATTAAGGACAACAAATTCAAACAACTTGTTCAGTCCATACAAGACTTTCCACAGATGCTTTCTATAAGACCCATTGTGGTCAATGATGAAATGATTGTGCTCGGCGGGAACATGCGGCTACGTGCGTGCCAAGAGGCGAAGTTGAAAGAGATACCCGTGCTGGTTGCAAGTGAACTGACACCAGCGCAACAACAAGAATTCATAATCAAGGATAATGTTTCATACGGTGTATGGGATTGGGATGTGATAGCAAATGAATGGAGCGAAGACACGGTTGTTGATTGGGGATTAGATATACCGAAGTTTACAACGGTCGGTGACATAGAAGCGAAGGGAAGAATGGCGGCTACGCTTGACGAGAAACTTGACACATACATGAATGGAACAATAAAACAAGTTGTCTTGTATTATGAATTCAACGTCTATGAAAAAATTATTCAAATGTTAGATAAAGTTGCGCAAGAAAACAATCTAGAGGACAATAGTTCTGTCCTTCAACATTTGCTTGACAAATATGAATCATGAAAATAGCAATACCATCCTATAAAAGAAGCCGCCTCATAAAGGATAGGACACTGGCATATCTGTCCAAATGCGGTGTATTAGAATCAAGCATCTACATTTTCGTTAGCAATGCCGATGAGAAAAAAGATTACGCTTATTTGGAAGCCGAATCGTACAATGTAGTTTACCAAAAAGATTTGTATAATCTAAAAGAGAAGCACAACGCTATCATTGATTACTTTGAAAAGGGTGAAAGGATTGTTGTGATGGAGGACGATATAAAAAAACTCGTCAAAAAGAATGGGAATAAAGTTGTGCCGTATTATGATTTCTTGCAGGTGTTAGAGGATGGCTGGCATCAATGTGATGTACACGAAACAAAACTCTGGGGTGTATTTCCAATGGCAAATGGAATGTACATGAGCGATAATGTTTCAACTGATTTGAAATGTGTGGCTGGATATGTCTTTGGACTTGAAATAACAAAAGATAATTTCTTGAGGTGCAACACACAGAACAAACATGATTACGAGCGCACTATCTTGCACTACATTAAGTATGGTGCGGTCATACGCCTTAACTACATAGCGCAAGTCAGTGATAGCTTTGCAACTGCTGGAGGATTGCAAGCGCAACATACAAACGAGGAAAGGTGTGAGAGCGAAATAAAGGGCAACCAGTATCTACTGAAACGCTTTCCACATTTGATAAGAGCGCACCACAGAATGAATAAAGTGTTCAGTAAGCCAACTGAAATGAAAATGAATTTTAGTGTGGGTAGAAAAGGTAAACCAGATTTGTATGCGCTTCAAAAGTTACATGACAAACAAATAAATTTCCTGTATGACTAAGTGTGTATTGATACAAGCGAATGGTGATGGCACGAGAATGAAAGATTACTTTCAAATTGCGAAACATCATTTGTTTTACAAAGGTTCTAGAATAATAGAACAGATTGTTTCCAGTGTTGAAACGGCTAAGGTAGATTGTTACATTGCAAGTAAATACACAGAGAACGTAATGTTCAATTCTATTCACTGCAAAGACACAAAGAATAGAATAGAAACGATTGAACAGTGTTTGGAAAAGTTAGCCTCTTATGACACAATCATAGTACATGACTGCGATGTGTTATTCAACCACAACACAATTACGGCGATGGAAGGCAATATGATTTCTGTTGCGCATTACAAAGGTGATGGATTGAAATATGGGTTCATAGAAGTAGACCAACACTTCAAATACAAATCGGGGAATGAGAAAAGAACAGAAGCAGAATACATTACCAGTGGATTGTATTCATTTGAAACAAAGCGTATGAAGCAATTCATAGAAAAAAATAATGGCTTGTCGTATGATTCATTGCTTGCGTATTACAACGTGTACCAGCCGCAACTCCTTTACACAAACAATCACACCAATCTTGGCGATATCGATTCATACATGCAGAACCTATGATAATACAATTTGATTTTGATGGTACTCTGGCTCTTGGCGACAACACCTCAATTGAAAACATGCACGCCAACATCAGCGCAATTAATTTGTGTAACAGGTTGTATCAAGATGGCAATAGAATACAAGTTTGCACCGCGCGAGGAAACAAAAGTTGCAAGTCAATAGAAGAAAGAATAACCAAATACAAGTCAGTAATTGAAAATTGGTTACTTACACATGGGGTTCAATATCATTCTTTATCTTTTGCTAAAGAGTATGCAGACGCGTATATAGATGATAGGGCGTATAACGTGCATGGTCAATTAGACTACCAATTGTTAGATGCTGGTTTCACAAACAATAAAGTAACAAAGTTCAATGACAAGGTAATCAAGGTAAGTAAAGATGCACAGAATGAAAAGGTGTGGTATAAGGCGGCAAAAGAATTGGGGTTCAAGACGCCAAAAGTATATCACGCAGACAAAGACACCCTAATCTTAGAATACATTTCTGGGAAACATGAAGTTGATAGTGGCTTGTATTTACTCATCTTAGATAAGTTCAGCAAAGAACAACCAATCAACCAAGCACCGTATCAAAAATATCTTGACAAGATTCAAATACATGCTGAAAATAACACGATGCTCTATGGAAGCAAAAAAATAATACGCTCATTAGAACGATTAGATTTGCCCAATACATTTAGTCATGGTGATTTTTCTATAAAGAACCTAGTCAACACTGGTGACGCTATCTATATGATAGACCCAATATATGACAAGGATAATTTTCAGTCATATCAAATTGACATTGCTAAGAATTTGTTCAGCATCTTATTTTACATGCAAGACGTTCGCACCTACAAAGCATTGAAAAAACTATACGTGAGTAACTTAGGTATCAACGAAAACACAATACAAACATTGATGGCGAGTGAAGCGACAAGGGTTGCAACGTATAAGAAGGCATACACAGATATTGCAAACAATCTTATTGATGCGTTATGAACCTAATTGAAGTTACCCGCAAACAACTCAACACCAAAGAATACAAGCGGAGATATGCCGTTGAAGGAGATGCTGAAACACTAATTAAAGAAGACACTCTGCTGGTTGAAGACGGTAAGCCAATACTCTTGTACAAGAAAATTGATTGGTGCGACACAACAGAAATGAGAGAAGCCTGTAAACAGGTTAAATACACAACCGATACGCGCCTACCAAAGAAAGATTCACAAGGCATAACAACACGTAGTGCGATATTCGGATACCGACCTCGCATACCATTACGCCAAGACTTCTGTTCATCAACTATGATGGCGACAAACCAGCCGCATGAACACCAGACGATTACACAATTCGCAGAACAATTAACAAACATATACAAAGAATATTTTCCAATCGTGTATGAAGCACACATGGTAAAGGTGCAAAAGATTAGACCAGAGTGGGTAATACCAAATACATTATTCACCAGCGGTATAATCAATTACAATAACACACTGCAATACCATCACGACAGTGGAAACTTCAAAGGAGTGTTATCTAACATGGTCGCCTTCCGCGATGGTGTGATAGGCGGCAGATTAGTTTTACCAGAATACAATATCAAATTAGAGATAGCAGACAACACCATCACCATCTTTGACGGACAAAGTATTGTTCACGGCGTCACACCAATAAAGTCCTACCAAGAAAAGGCATATCGCTTCACCGCCGTATACTATTCACTTGAAAACATGTGGAACTGTGATGGCATAAAAGATGAAGTGGAAAGGATTAGGAAGTTGAAAAAAACAAGAGAACATAAACGGTTACAATCTAACACAATTCAACACAATAAAAAATGAGCGCAACAGACAAAAGAAAACAAGCGATGTTGAAGTCACTTGAAAAATCACTAGGTGTAGTTACAACGGCGGCGCGCATCGTTGGTATAGAGCGCACAACACACTACCATTGGATGAATGAAGATGAAGAGTACAAGCAAGCGGTGATAAGCCTTGATGATGTAGCACTTGACTTCGCTGAAACAAAACTGCATGAATTGATTTCAAACGGCGACACCGCCGCAAACATATTCTTTCTGAAAACAAAAGGAAAGAAACGCGGCTACGTTGAACGCCAAGAGTTCACAGGAAGCGAAGGCGCGCCCATCATTCACATTGCTGGGAATATATAAACCTATACACATTCTAAAAGAAATGGAAAGGACATTTGCCATACCACAAAAGAACACCAGCGTTACCGTTGAACAGTTCGTTGCATTCCAAACATTGAAGACTGATGCCGCTCGTGCCGCTTGTGCCACTGGTAAAACAATAAAAGAAATTGAAGGCTTGACTTTTCACGCCGTTGACACAATCATAAATTTGTTTGAAGAAGTGTGCGAACAAACAACTGCGAAG